TAGCTGATGGCTGAGACTAAACTTTTATCAAGTTTGATAATATGGCAAAATTTAAACCACATCCTGGAAAACAAACAGAGTTCTTAAAAGCCCAAGCTAACTGGGTTTTTTATGGTGGAGCTAGAGGTGGTGGGAAGTCTCTCATGCTTTCCTGGAAAGCTGCATTTACGCCCAGAAAATGGCATTACAAATATTTAAGAAAAAGAATATCTAAGAATGAATATGATATATTAAAGAAAGAAGGTAAAAATGCCGAATTCGTTGTCGAAAAAACATCCATCGATTATCCAGATTATATTGCCCTCTTGGTACGAAGAACATACCCTCAACTTGAAAGGAATCTTAAACCTGAATGCGAAAAACTATATCGTATGTATGGAGCCACCTGGCAAGAGAGAAATAAGTGCTATCAGTTTCCATCAGGAGCAAAAGTATATTTAGTTCATTGCCAAGATCGTAGAGCTTTGGATAACTATATTGGTGGTAACTATAATTTTATAGGAATTGATGAGGCTAACCAGTTTCCAGAAGATTGGGTTATGGAATTATCTACATCAGTTCGTACCAGTAATCCTGAATTACAACCACAAATATGCTTAACTTCAAATCCTGGTAATGTGGGCCATATATGGCTTAAACGTAAGTTTGTAGATGTATGTCCTCCAGTTGCTTATGGCAAACCAGTATATGCAGAAGAATTTGATGTTTCTTACCAAAGAACTAAAAGCGCTCCAGTTTATTATGATGAAGAAAAAATATCTTACCAATACATTGCAGCTACTGTATTTGACAATCCATCAATTACAGAAAATGACCCAGCTTACGTTAAGAAACTAAAGAAACTTAATCCTATCTTAAAAGCGATGTGGCTTGAAGGTAGATGGGATGTATTTGCTGGTACATTCTTTGATAATTGGAATATGATGCATCACATAATGTCAGATAAGGATTTCGTATTTAATGAACATTTTAGCAAATCAACACACACATTATTTAGGTTTTACGATTATGGTACAAAAAATCCATTTGTATGTATATTTGCTGCTATGGATAGAAATGACAATCTAATTATATTTGATGAAATTGTAGAAACTGGAATGTCCGCATCTAAACAAGCACAGTATGTAAATGAATATACATATAAAAAATATAAACTTAAACCTGGTGATTTTGATGATGATATAGCAGATCCAGCATATTGGGCTAAACAATCTGAAAAAGAAGGCATGCTTTATTCACCACAAATGTTTTACGCTGATGAAGGAATTTATTTAAGTAAAGGTAATAATGACAGAAAGGTTGGGGCAAAAGTTATGTATGAGTCTTTAGAGATACCTGATGAAGGTGATCCTAAATTAAGATTTACAGAAAATTGCTTGTATTGTATTGAAACAATCCCTAATTTACCAGGGGCAGAAAGAGACCCAGAAGATATAGATACGCAGTCAGAAGATCATGCATACGATGCAATAAGATATGGTGCGACTCGTCTTTTGGCATCTGTCACAAGGGAAGAAAAAAAGAAAAAGGGGTGGCGAGAAAAACTTAAAGATGAATTTGACAATCAAACCAATTGGAAAGTAATGTAATGTGGCTGAATATTTAAAACCTCAAGCAGACAAAGTAAAGAAAACATATGATTTTGCAGTTGATGCTTGGAAAGATGCATTAGACAATTCTGAGCGTTCAGTTCGCTACCTAAATAACGATACCTGGACTTCCGAAGAAAAAGATAAGGCTAAAACACATGGCAAACCCACGCTTACCTACAATATCATCGTACCCATAATATCCACCCTTCAAGGTAACGAACAGCTAAACGCTAAAAGAGCCAAATTTAAGCCAACAACACTTGAGTCTGTTGATCTATTCAATATACTTCAGGATCGTTGGAATCTGATTGTTGATGAACAAGAAGTTGAAGAAAAAATCCAAACCGCATTCGTAGACGCACTTACTACACGCATGGGTGGATGGATAGAGCGCTCAGTTGAAATGACAGAAGAAGGTTACCTTGATTATAATTATCGTGTTATAAATAACATGAGAATTTATTGCGATCCAGAAACAAGGGCCTCAGATTATAAGTTAAAACAATGTAGGTGGGTTATAAAAGAGGGCTGGGAACCTTTAGAAATAATAAAACAAAAATATACAATACCTCCTGAAGACCTAAAAGCTGAAGATCAGCTTGAATGGTATGACGAATTAAACGAGGTATTTTTAAGATTTCAAAATCAAGATTATTCAAGCAGTCCTCATTACGATAAAGAAAATGACAGATATAAAGTTTTAGAAATGCAAGAACGTGTATTTCAAAAAATGGTTAAGGTCTTTGATGGAACCACTTATAAAGTTTTAACAGTTGAACAGTATAACAAGGCTAGAAAAAAAGTAGATTTACAAAAATTGATGGAGTTTGAAGAAGAAGCAATTAGAGTAACTACAGTTATACCATATTTTGATAATGTTTTAGTAATGGATAAAAAATTAGATTTACCAGTGGCCAACTTTGATGTGTTTCCTATATTCTCTTACAGTCACAATATTCAAATAAGTGAGCAAACATCTTTAGTAGATCTTTTAATAGATGTGCAGGATGATGTAAATAAATCTAAATCACAAGCTAGAGACTATGTTACACAAGTTTTATCTGGTGGTGTATTTATAGATAAAAGAGAAAAAGAAGCTATAAGAAAATTAAAACAAAAAGGCAACCAACCTCATCAGGTATATGAGTTAAATAACCCAGGGGCAATGCCACAACAAATGCCACCTGGACAAATGTCACCTGATATTTTAAATTCAGCTGAAAACTCTTATGCTTATGCTATGAGAGTATCTATGGTTAATGAAGCAATGAGAGGTGAAACAGCTAGAAGTGGTGAGTCAGGTGTATTATTTGAACAAAAAGTACAAAGAGCCGCAGCAGCTATTAACCCTTATTTTAGAAACGTATCTAGATTAAGAAAAGCATTAGCTGAAGACTTTGTAGATATGTTTCCTTATGTATATTCAGAAGAAAATAGAATGTTACTTGTAATGGAGGCTGACAACAAAATGTTTGCCGAAAAGCCTATAAATTTAAACATGGGCGGCCAAATAGTTAATGATGTAAGAAATTTATCTGTATATGTAGAATTAGATGAAGGTACTGACAACATAACTCAAAAAGAAGATAACTTTAATAGACTTCTTGCATTGAACAACCTAGTTGCTCAAATAAACCCACAAATGATAGATCTAAAAACTTTAGTTATGAATGCTCCAGTGCATGGTAAAAATAATATTTTAACATACATGCAACAAATGGAAGAGGCTCAAGCACAAGCGCAACAAGCAGCTGCTCAAGCAGAACAAACTAAAAATACTTTAGAGAATGCAAAAGTACAACGTGGTATGCAATTAGATGATGAAAAACTTAATTTAGAAAAAACTAAAACTAAAATTGCTGCACAGGAGGCTGCCGAAAAAAATAAAATATTATTAGGTAAAGAAGGAGTCAGAGATGCGTAGTATTATATCAAAAGTATTTGCAAGGAAAAGTCCAACAAAAGTATTAAAAGAAATTACAAAACAGGTGAAAAAAAATATGTATCACAGTAATGCTATTAAAAACAAAAATAATTACAGCAAAGAGAGTGCATATAAAAATATTATAAAATCAAAAAATAATTACGTAACTTACGATAAGAAAAATTAACCTTGGAGGTAATATTATGCCTGGATTAATGGCTGAATATATAAAAAGAAAAAATAATTATAAAGACACTCAAAAGAAAAAGAAAAAGAAAACTCAAAAAGTTAAAGGTAAAAAAACAGTTATTGGAAATCCAGAAGGAACGAATTTAACCATACAAGGACCTGATACATATAAAACTGATTTAAAAGGTGGAGCTTTAGATGAGGTTGTTGCACCTAAAATTGCAGAATTTAAAAAAAGCATGACTGTACCAAAGTTTCCAAGTTTTCCAAAAAATCTAAATGAAAAAGTAGGGAAGTTTACAAAAGAAAAATTTGATGCTTTAAAAAAGATTGCAAAGAAAAAGAAAAGAAGTAAAAATTTAAAATACAAACCTTCAGATGATGGAGGCGTAAGAAAAACAAAAAATAACCGAGTAAATAAGTTTGAAAAAAGCATACCAACTTCTTATAAAAAGCCTGAGAAAAAAGTAAACATGAATCCAGATGATAGGGGCTATAAATTAAAAACAGGAGAAAAACCTGATTATAAAATGCCTACAGAGTTTCCTAAGTTACCTGAGAAAAAAACAATAAAAGCTGTAGATAAAAAAACAGAAGATAAAGTAGAGGTTAAGAAAAAACCTAAAAAATTAGATGTTAAGAAAAAACCTCAAAAATTAGATGTTAAGAAAAAGGTTGTTAAGAAAAAACCTAAAAAATTAACACAAACAAAACAAGTAAAACAAAGTGATCTAGATAATTTTGTTTATGATATGGATGATCATAAAAATCTTGTTAAAAAAGAAACTTTTACATATGATACAGACACACATGAAGGTCTTAAAAGCAAACCTAGAAAATTTGCAGAAAAAGCTTTAAAAGAAGCTAAATCATGGAAGCCTGGCAAATATTATAAAATGCTAAAAGAAAAAAGAAAAAAGAAAAAAAATAATTATGGTTCTCATTATATGAGAAAAATGAAATGATGTTCGATAAAAAAATATCAATAGCAACTTTAGTTACAGGAGCCACTATAATAGGCACCTTTATTTTTACCCAAGGTTCTACACAAAACAGAATAGAAGTTTTTGAAAAAGAACAAATAAAAGCAGTTAAACGTGTAGAGGTTAATGAAAAAGAAATAGTTGATTTAAAAATTGGCGTAGCTAAAATAGAAACAAAACTAGATGATAGATTTAATAGACTAGAAGAAATATTAATGGATTTAGAATAATGATAGAATTACCAGATAAGATAGAAGAAAGTATGATTAAAGGAATAATAACTGATTATAAATCTTCTTTAAATGCTAGACAGCCAGCAGCTTTAAACATGCTGTATGATAGGATGAAAATTGGCTTTGACAAATTATCTGAAAATGCAAAAACTTTTCTAGATGAAAGGGTTACAAAATATATACAAGATTTTAATTATATTCCAAGGAAACAACCTTTAGATACAATATATCCAAAACAAAACATAGAAGCACAAGAATCAGCTTTAACACCAAAAATAAAATAGGGGAAACTATGAGTGAAGACTTAAAACAAGAAATAACAGAATTAGAAAATCAATTAGATGGAGTAGAGCCAGAAGCAAAAGAAGAGGTAGCTCCAGATGATAATAAAGAAATTGCTACAGATAATGTAGTAGAAAAAGATGGCGAAATCTTTTTAAAAGATGATTCAGGTGAACAATCAACTGAAGAACCTGTAGAAGAAGTCGCTATTGATGATCCTTATAAAGATAAATCAAGAGAAGATTTAATATCGTTAATTAACGAAAGAGAATCTACTCAATCACAAGGACAACCAGAGGTAGAAAAAAGTATCGATGAACTGTCTGAGAGTGAACTCTTAGAACAATTATCAGCAGGTGATATAGCAGATGGAATGCTAATAGAAAAGCAAAAGCTTAACGAAATGAGTCCATTAGATGATCCTGTTGCATATGAGCAACAACAAAATTTAATTAGTCAATTAGAAGTTGATTTGGTCGATAAAAGAACCCAGGAATCCCTCCAATCTCGCTTTAATAATTCAGAAAATGTAGAATATTTAAATGACTACAGAGAAACATTAAAAGGGAATGGAATAGATTTGTCGGACGAGGACTACAAGCAGCTAGTTCAAGTAGCTTCATATTATAAAGAAAATGGAAGATATAATGAATCTTCAATGCAAAAAGCAATGATAGATACATTTGGGCCTGAAAAATTAATGGCTTATTATGCTTCCCAGGGAGAAGGTAAAGCTCGTAATGATATTGCGACAGCTTCTTCTAAAATTCATCCTAAAGTTGATGTTTCTGGATCAGGAAAGAATGCCAAGTTGGTACGAATAAATGATATGGGAGCAAGAGAGATGAATAAACAACTAGATAATTTGTCAGTTACTGAACTACAAGCCCTTAACCGAAAACTAAATAAAACATAAAGAATAGGAGCGCAATGTGGAAACTTCACAATCGTGGATAGCTAATATAGCTATATTAAATAAACTCCTTGCCAAAGAAACCTGGTATAATACTTTTTGGGCTAAATTTTCAGGCCAAGTAGACATCTCTAAAGATGACAATGGTAACAAAGTATATCAACCTTCAGGAAACACAATCGAAATATTAAATGATTTTGTTTCTCAAGGAAGAGACAACATGTTACTACCATTCTTAAAAGAGCTTTCTGGTGAGCCTGTATTTGGTGATACAGTATTAAAAGGAACTGGTGAGGACCAAACAATGCAATGGTTAAGAACTTATGTTAACCAATACAGAAAAGCAGTAATGAAAAGATCTGGACAAATGTCTGAGCAACGTCAAAAACTTTATAAGTTATATGATGCAGCTAGACCTCAATTGTCTAGATGGTTCAGTAAATTTGAAAACCAATCTATATTTGCAACTTTTTATGAAGGTGTTTCACCTAACTTATCAAAAGGAACAAATTCAGATGGTTTAGGGGTATATAAAAGATATAACCCAAACTGGTATGTAAATGATGGTGGTGTCGTAACTGCGGTAGGCACTGCTGGCACAACCAAAACAGCTGCTGAGCTTGACACAGCAGTAGGTAATGCAGACAGTAAAATGGACGCAGAAGTTCTTAGAAAATTACGTACTACATGTATGAATCTTAGAATACCAACAATGTCAACAGTAGGTGGAAATCCTTTCTGGTGTATTGTTATGCATCCAGCTCAAATAGAATCTCTTTGGTCTGATTCTGATTTTAGAACAGCACAAAGAGAAGCATTCAGCACAAAAATGGTACAATCTCCTGAATTAACAGGTATTGTAGGATACTATGCTGGATTTGCTATCTATGAGGACATTATAGGTGTTAGAGGTTGGGACACAACAAATGATGATATGGGCTTCGGCACAGTATCAGAAATGTTTAGTCCAACTGATGTAACAGACAACTATAATGCACTTGTCTTTGGAAAAAGCGCTGTCGGTCGTGCAGTAGCTAAAGACCTTCACTTCACACAAGAAGTAGATGATCATGAAAACACTATTGAAATTGGTGGTGCTATGATCAATGGTTACAGTAGAAATGATTACTTTACAGAATCAACATCTGGAGATTCTTCAGGTGGTGGCGCTACAAATGCATTCTCTAAAGGAAATGCAACTGCAAGCGTAGCAAATGCAATAGCAGCTACTAACCAATCATCTCTTGTGTTAATGACAGATGAAACAGGTTCATAGAAAGGAGTAGAAAATGGCACAATTAAGTGGAAACTGGTGGCAGTTTCAAGGCGGTTCAAAAACATTAACTACTACCTTAGAAGGTACAGGATCAGCTACAGCCCATATTGTGGGCGGAGGTTTGGTAACAATGATAGTTGATTTAACTGATGCGCAAGCAGCTAAATATGTTGATATAACAGGTGTAGACCTTAATGGTTTAGATGTTATAGATGCATATACAATTGCTGGTGATACAACAGCGGCTACATGTACAGTAAAAAAGTACGATGGTAGCGCAACTGCAATATCAGATGCAATAGCAAAAGGAACAGCTGACAAAGGTATTGTTTCAGCAGGTACTTTAGATGACGCAGCATGGAGTTTAGATACTGATGATAATATCAGGCTAGCAATAGCAACTGGTGCTTTTGTTGGTAGAGTAGTAATAGTGTTCGCTGCAAGCAATTAGTTTTAATTGTTTGAGTAAACTAATAGAAGTGGGTGGTTATTGGTGGCTGCCCACTTCAAAAACTGGAGAAAAAAATGGCAAAAAGAGCAACAGATAAAAAAGGTAAATTTATAGCAGACGACCCATCTACACCAGATGTAAATGAGGCATACGTTGGCGGAAAAAAACCTAAAAAAACAAAACAGCCTTTAGGCAGAAGAAATAGATAATGGCAACTTTAATTACTGATGTATTTTCAGGCGGTCCTGTACAAAGCAATGAATATGTGAAACAAAAAACACAGATAGAGGTAAGAGAGTTTTATAGACCAGATTTAGGTAGGACTTATAATGGAGCTGATATTACAGCTCGTACTCATGGGAGTTATTTGACGATAGATATAGATAATTGGGACTCTTCTAATCCTGCGATATATATGGCTAATCCTTTTAATTTTGTAGTCACAGATATGTTGGTTCATGTAAAAACACCATTTTCAGCATCTTCTGGAGATCCATATTTAGCAATTAGGCCTGGTGCTACTGTAACCTCAGCATTTGAGTATATAGTTGTAGATACAGCAAACACATTAATAAGAAATACTTTTTCAGGTTCATGGAAAAATTTTAATGGTGGGAGTGAAAGTTGCATATGCGCAAAATCAGTTCCTCAAGATCAAGTAACTAGAGCAAAAAGTCAATTGTCATTCCATCTTTCAGGTACAGGTTTATCTGGAACAGGCTCATTAACAATATCATTAAAAATATTACCTGTTACATCACAGTTAGTAAATAAATACAAAAATGGATGTGATAATTTTAGGTAAAAAAAAAGGAATTAAACTATGGTAAGATCATTAAGTAGCGCAGATTGGTATAAATCAAAAGGCTCACATAACATTATAACAGCACACAGTGGAGATGGTACAGTAGATGCTAAATATACGGAATCAGAAATTTATATTACAATTACAGGTTTAGCGGCAGGAGAAAGTGTAACGATTAATACACCTCTTGATTTTAGGTTATTAGATTTTAATGTTTTATGTGCAACAACAGTTTCTTCTAGAGTTTTAACCTTAAAAAATGGAAGCAACACTGTAGAATCTTTAAACGCTAATACAATAAGTACAATGTATAAAGCAGATAGTTTAGACAAAGATTATTTAGAATGGAATAAAGATGATAATGATTTAATATTAGCAGCATCAGGAGGATCAGGCGATTCTGATTTTTTTGTAACGCTAACAATACTAGATATAAGTAAACTATAAGGAGTAAAAATGGTAGAACTTTTAACAGATAATTGGCAAATAATTACTATATTAATATTAGTAGTAGATAAAGTAGTAGCACTAAGTCCATCTAAAATGGATGATTTATTATGGTCTTCAGCTAAAGGTTTAATATATAAATTAGCTGGCAAAAAAAAGTGATTAAAATAGATATATCAGAAGAACTTTTAGATTCTATTAAGCAAAATGAAGGATATAGATCAAAAGTCTATAAAGACACATTAGGTTTTGATACAATAGGTTATGGATTTGCTATAAAAGATTTAGAGCTAGATGAAAAGATATGTGAAGATATACTAGTTCAAAAATTAGTTAAACTAATTAAAAGATGTCATGATAGATTCCAATGGTTAGATGCACAGCCTCAAGAAATAAAAGAAATAATATATGAAATGTGTTATCAACTAGGAGTTACAGGTGTATCTAAATTTAAAAAGACTTTAAAATATATTGAACATAACGATTACGAAGCGGCTTCCGTAGAAATGTTAGACAGTCGTTGGGCTGTACAAACTCCAGCACGTGCCAATCTTCTTTCTGAAAAAATGAAGAGCGTGGTGTGAAGTGGATGTATTTTCAATATTAGAGTCATTCGGAATCCCAGTTACTATGACAATAGCATTTGGGTATTTCATATGGAAACAAAACAATTTTATTCAAAAAACTCTCATGGAAGAATTAGATCAAGACTTTAAAAGACTTGAGGGAATTATAATAAAATTAATTGATCAGCAAAAAAAAGTGCAAATGGAACAGAAAAAAATGCGTGGTATATTTAAAGCACAAATAGAAGTTATAGCTGGTTTAAGTGGAAATGGATTAAAAGATAAATTTATGAGAATAGTAGAAAAAGAACACGCAGATGACTAAAGGGGGACATATGCATATAACAGATAAAGAAGCAGGATTAAACACACCTACTTCAAAATTTTTAACAAAAGATGAATTATATAAAGGCGATGTTGATCAAGGGCATCATCCAAAAAGGTTAAATTATATATTTAAATATAAAAGACCTATTGATATTCCAGAAAAAGAAGCTAAATTACTGATAGGTAAATATGAATCATTATATCATTCTGATCAACAAGGAAATGAAGTAATTGAAAATAAGCCGAAACAGGAAGAAAAAATTATAACTGAGGTAAAGGTATCACCAACTAAAGAAAGTATTCAAAATGACATGGTTACAAGTACTACAGGACATAGGAGCGATAGCTAACGATCCAGACTTAACTTCTTTAAAAGATAGAGCAAAGTTTCATTTTGCCAAAGCTTTTAGCGATGTTGTGATGTCTGGCGAATACACACAAAATGATATTCCTGGATATTTTAAACTACAAACAGATTTAGCTTTTGCAACAAATCCTGTTAATTTAAGTAGCAAACAAATATTAAAAATAGATAAAATATTTTTAAATCCAACATCAGATAGCACTACAACATCAAAATTTGTTTCAGTAAAACCTATAGAAGATATTATACAAATGTCAAGCAATCCATTAATGAAACCTGGTAAGCAAGATGTGTTTATGTACAGAGTAGGAAATGATTTACATGCTATAACATTGGATGGTTCTACAACACCAGCAGGAGCAGGAGATAGAAAATCAACTATTAATTTAGACCAAAGCGGTGCAGATCAATTTTACATGTATTACATTGAAGATTTTGATTATGCTGCGTTTGAGGATGATTATGAATTAA